ATACGACACTGAAGGTGCCTACATTGAAAAGGATCGTCTGGCCTCACTGACTTACACCATAGATTGGACAGATTGGTTGGCAGCAGGTGAACTGATCACTGCTGTGGCCTATTCAATAACAGCACCTACCTACAACCCCACACCCTTGACCATATCAACAAGTGGCATAACTGGTGCATCAAAGATTACCTATGTGAAATTGGCAGCAGGCACCGTCAACAAGGTCTACATTGTGACTGCACAGATTACCACAGATTCAGGTGCTATTGATCGTAGAAACTTCAAGGTCAAGGTAGAGAATCGCACACTATAATATGACGCCTGAAGAAGCACTAGAACTAGGGCTTGAACCTGCCACTCCTGAAACAATGGAGACACAGGAAACCTTTGAAATCATACCCTACAAAGAAGAAGTTAGGGATCCCTCTAAGACTGGCCCACAACCCAAGAAGTTAGTGGCAGTAGAAGTCTACGGCTATGAAGTGGGCAGAGGACTACGCAAGAAGGTAGTGACTCCAGAAGAAGTGTTCAAATTGGCCGCACTAGGCTGCAATGATAAAGAAATTGCCCTATGGTTTGACATTGCCTATGACACCCTAAAATACAATTTTGCGGATATCATTGCTAAAGGACGCCAGGAAGCAAAAACAGCCTTACGCAATGCCATGTTCAAGAACGCCATGAGTGGCAATGCTGCCTTACAGATCTTTCTAGCCAAGAATATGTTGGGCATGAGCGACAATCCTGGCACCAAAGATGATGACAAAATACTGCCGTGGAATGACTGATGCCACTTAGTCTAGCACAAGCAGAGATTGCCAACTCAGCCAAGCGATTTAGAACTGCCATATGTGGACGAAGATTTGGCAAAACCTATTTGGCAATCAGAGAGTTAGCACGATTCGCCAGATTCCCCAATTCAACCTGTTGGTATATCGCCCCTACTCGTATGCAGGGCAAAGGCATTGTGTGGGAAGAACTCAAAGACAGATTGGGCAAACTCAATTGGATCGCTAAGACTAATGAAAGTGAACTCACTATCACTCTAGTCAATGGCAGTGAAATCACAGTGAAGTCAGCAGATAGTTATGATCGTATGCGTGGATTCTCAGTGGACTTCTGTGTGTTTGACGAGTTTGCTGACATGGATCCAGAAGTATGGACCGTGGTTCGCCCTACACTTTCAGACACACAGGGTCATGCTTTCTTTATTGGCACACCCAAAGGTGGTAGATCAAGTTGGGCCTATGACATCTACACCAGTGACATAAAGAATCCTGATAGTTGGCAATCGTGGACATTTACCACACTAGATGGTGGCAGAGTATTACCAGAAGAGATAGAAGCAGCCAAAGCAGACATGGATCTGCGTATGTTCCGCCAGGAGTATATGGCCACTTGGGAAGAATCAGCAGGGCAGGTCTACTACGCATTCAGTCGTGAACACAATGTAAAAACACCAGAATATGTCAACACTGACGCCATATACATTGGTGCTGACTTCAACATCACGCCCCTGTGTGCCTCAATTGCTGTTCGCCAAGGAGAAACACTCTATGTCATTGATGAAATCACGCTCTATTCCTCAAATACTGATGAACTCGCAGACGAGATTAAAAGCAGATACCCAAAGTCAAAAGTGTTCATCTATCCAGATCCAGCAGGTTCTGCCCGCTCTACTAAAAGCGGAGGCCGTAGTGATCATACCATCTTGGCTAATGCAGGATTCATTGTCAAAGCCCCAAGAGCCCACACTCCCATCAGAGACAGAGTGAATGCTGTCAACAGCCGTTTATGTTCAGCAACAGGCATTAGAAGTCTCTATATTAGCCCTAAGTGTAAATACACTATCCAATGCTTAGAGCGTCAAGTATACAAGGAAGGATCAACTGCCGTTCCAGAGAAGGGTGAGTTTGATCACATGAATGATGCCTTGGGTTATATGGTAGATTACCTATGGCCCGTTAAGCGTGAAAGAGAATACCAACCGCCAGGAAGATGGACACATCAAATTGGCTAATACAGGACAACAGAAATGATTCAAACCCTACAAGAACAATACCTAGAAGTTGTATCAACCAATCAACTTTACATTCGTAATAGAGACAATTGGCAATACCTATTAGAAAGTTATATAGGTGGACTTGACTATCGCAATGCTGGACACCTTACCAAGTATGTGAATGAAACTGCAGGTGAGTATGCCGCTAGACTAAACTCAACACACCTAGAAAATCACTGCCAATCAGTGGTATCTACCTATATGAGTTTCTTGTTTCGTGAACAACCTGAGCGTGAATATGCAGGCCTGGACCAAGATCCAGCAGTAGAAGACTTCCTAAAAGATGCGGATCTAGATGGTAGAAGCCTAGATGCATTCATGAAAGAAGTGGCAGTATGGAGTTCAGTGTTTGGACATTGTTGGATTCTAATGGTCAAGCCCAATGTAGGCGCACAGACCAAGGGTGATGAACTGGCACAAGGTGTTAGACCCTATGTGAATCTAATGACTCCACTTACACTTACAGATTGGCGTTGGAGACGCAACCCCAATGGTCGCTATGATCTAGAATATCTCAAATACATTGAAGAAGGCAACGACACCGTATCAACTATTCGTGAGTGGACCACAACTGAGATTCACACTTGGATATTAGATCACAAGAATAGAACCGTTATGGAACACATTGTAGAGCCTAATGGCATTGGTGAGATTCCTGCCATGATTGCCTACAGTCGCAAGAGTCCTGTGCGTGGCTTTGGTGTTAGTGATATCACAGACATTGCTGATGCACAGAAAACTATCTACAATCTCACAAGTGAAGTAGAGCAAAGCATTCGTATCAATGGCCATCCTGCACTAGTGAAAACCGCAGGTGCAGAAGCATCAGCAGGTGCTGGTGCCATCATACAGATAGAAGACAACATGGATTCAGGCTTGAAGCCCTACATTCTCAGCGTTTCTACTGATACAGACTCAATCTTCACAGCCATCAAGCACACCACAGATGCCATTGACAAGATGGCCAACACTGGTGCAATCCGTAGCAACCTAGCCAGTCGTATGAGTGGTGTGGCACAGCAACAAGAGTTTGAATTACTCAATGCCAAACTCAGTGAGAAAGCAGACAATCTAGAATTAGTAGAAGAACAGATGTGGCAGTGGTTTGCATTCTATCAAGGCACCACTTGGAACGGTGAGATTTCATATGCTGATTCATTCAATATCAAGGATCAAGCCAATGATATGGATATGCTCTACAAGGCCAAGCAGGCAGCAACAGATATTCGTGTGTTAAACATCATAGATAATCGCATTGCGGAACTGCTGGGTGAAGAAAGTGATCAAGAATCTGCAGCCAGCACTGAAGGTGAACATCCCAGCCTAGCCGCACTAACACAGGCAGAAAGATTAGCACACATACAGACCATGTTGATGGAAGGTTATTCCAATCAAGAAATCTTGGCACTACATCCTGAACTTGTTCTACAAGACATCATTGATGCAGGTGCTGAAGCCGCAAGAAACAACACATAAGGAGAATGTTATGGTAAAGAAAGCAATGGGCAGAGGCCGTGGACGAGGCAAGAAGCCACCAAAGCGTTGATTGGTTAGCCTACTTCAAGAGCATTCAACAAGAGTGCCCTTGGAGTCTGGCTGCATACCAACGAAATCTAATTGATATAGTTGATTGGGTGCCAGGTGCCACAATCACAGGACTAGATCACTATTCTGCTAGAATGTATATTGTAGATTACCCTGATTCAGTGGTTGAAGCCATGGCAGTAGAATTGGATTCAAATGATCAAGAATCAGAATGGTTGTTTTCATATCCTGGCTATGGAGATTTTGCAACACCAGTTAAGGTGTTAATACAACAGAATAGAACTCAATTAAACGATCTAAGAAGTCGTTTATCTGTGTGATTAAGTAGAACACACATAAATAACTCTACTAATAACTCATAAGAGAGGTGATGCTACAATGACAGACAATTCATTGGTGACAGACAACGCAACTGATGCGGCAACTGAACAAACTGAAAATCAGGCAACGGCGACTAAGACTTATACACAAGATGAAGTAGATGGCATGATGGCTCGTATGAAAGGGTCATTACAAAAGAAACTTCTAAAGCCATACGAAGATTTGGGTGATCCTGATGAACTACGCAGTATAAAAACTGAGTGGGAAAAAAAGCAACAGGAACAACAGATCAAGCGTGGCGAGTTTGAAAAGACTCTGCAGGAATTAGCCGCTAAGAAAGACGCTGAGATTCAGAAGAGAGATTCAGTGATTAAGGAATACAAAGTGAATACGCCATTACTATCAGCGGCAGCACAATATCGTGCAGTCAATGCTGAACAGGTCAAGGCACTACTATCACACAATGTAAGACTTAATTCTGAAGGTGATGTAGAAGTGGTAGCCAATGATGGCAGTGTTCGTTATTCAGATACGGGTGCTCCATTGGGTGTGAATGACCTAGTGCGTGAATTCTTAGATTCGAATCCGCATTTTGTTCAATCAAGCCCCTCAACTACCAACTCCAAGTCATCTGTTTCAAATTCTAGTCCCGGCAAATTAGACATATCCTCATTGGATATGAAAGATCCAGAACACCGTAGACAATACGCAGAATATCGTAAAGTCAATGGTCTAGCCTAATTACTAAAGGAGATTTATTATGGCCGGTTCAACAACCACAAGTCTAAATGACTTACTACCCTCGATCGTTGCAGAAGCAATGTTCGTGGCAAACGAGCGTTCCATTATGCGTGGACTCGTTAAGAACTACAACATCCCATCAAACAGTGGAAAAACAATCACAGTTCCAATCTACCCAGCACAAACTGCGGCAGCATTGACAGAAGGTGATGAGATTTCCAACACTGAAGTTGCCACAAATGGTGTCACTCTAACAGTGGCCACAAACGCAATCAGAACCATCGTGACTGACTTGGCTCGCACATCTAGTGCAAGCAATGTGGTTGCAGACATTGGTCGTTTGTTTGGTGAAGCAATTGCCAAGAAGATTGACAAGGACCTAATTGCCTTGTTCACTAACTTTGCAACAACTGTTGGTTCAAACTCTACAACTTTTACACCTGCTCTATTAGCCAACGCTATTGCAAAATTGCGTAATAATGCAGTTCCAAGCGAAAACTTGGCCTGTGTTCTTCACCCATATGTTGCCTATGACTTGAAGGCTTCATTGACCAATACCTATGCTAACCCAGCAAGTGGCGTCATCCAGAATGATGCAATGAGAACTGGTTATGTAGGCACATTGTTTGGAGTTCCAGTGTTTGAAAGTGCAAACATCACTGACACAACTGGTGACTCAATTGGTGCTGTGTTTCACCGTGATGCACTAGGCTTGGCAATGATTGGCGATATCACTATCGAAACTCAGCGTCGTGCTTCTTACCTAGGTGATGACATCATCGCTAGTTGCCATTATGCAGTTGGTGAGATCTATGACCTATACGGTATCAAGATCAGCGCAGACAGCACATTGGCTGACGCTTAATCCAAAGCAGTTTCTTTGCAAACTGGGAAAAGGGCTCACAAGGCCCTTTTCTTTTGGCTAGATTTTCTGTTGACTTCTAGCCCGTTCCCTGCTATACTATATTTTTAACACACAGAAAGACATCATAATGACATACGAAGAATTTGTTAGCCTTTACGAACGCAATTACAAAGATTTGGATTGGTTTTACGGCGAATTTTATCATATCCAAAAAAAGCATCCAGAATATGTGGATCGCTATATTGCAGCCAATCTCCGTCATATTGAGGTGACAGAATGAACTTACAAGATTTAATGGATCAAGCCTGGGATTTAGCCTGCGAGCAAATGGCAGTAGAAGACACTGATAACTTGAGTCCAAGTGAATTTCAGTCATTAAATGATTTACAAACACGCATCTTTGAAAAGTTAGGTGGCGACTTAGACAAATATTATGAGGTGGCAGAATGACACCCTGGCTAGAATATGACATGACTGAGGACGAGTGGCGCCAGTATCAAGATGAATACGCAGATTGGCTAGACAGCCTAACTCAGCCAGGTTAAATATTCAATGCTATTTGCAAATCTATTTGATGTTGCTGCCACAGGCAATCGTATTGATCTGCTGACCTGTAAGGGCCGTGCTGACATAACAACAAAAACAATTGATTGGTGGGCTAGTCAAGGTTGGGAGGTAGTGCTCTGGGATAACACTGGCTATCTACCTGCGGTTGGTAGAAACAACATAATCAAGAGTTTTAAAGAATCAGATAGAGATATTCTCATAATGGCAGACGATGATATCACTCTATACACGCATCGCTATCTTACCACAGAATGGTTAAAGAAGCCTATCGCCAATGGTGTTTACACTCTAAACTCCAATCACAAGATGGGCATACTAAAGTATAATAGCACGGGTTGGGATGATGGTGTTCACCATTGGCGTGAAACTACAGAAATCAGTCAGTTCTATGTGATCAGTGATAAAAACATTCCCTATCAAGATGAATATCTACCAGCCTTAGAAGATTTGTATTGGGCCAAAGAGTGTCGCAGGCATTGAGGCCAATATTGCACATCTAGAAGCAAGAGTCAAACAATCACAAGACAATTGGCAACAGAGTGTCAATGAACTGCAATACTGGCAGGATGAATTAAATAAAATTGCAATGAGTGACTCCATTGTGACAACTGCTGAAGGTATGACGCCTTCTTTCTGCACCGTGAAGGGTGGTGTGCAGTGAAACCCTTCATTTTAATTCTAGTCATGCTGACATCAGGTTGTGCTTACAATGATGGCAAGAACACTTGGTATCCAGGGCAACCCATACCACACAAGGTGGGAGCCGCTTGGAGCCCACAGCCTATGCCAGGACAGAGTCGTGTTGTGGTCAATGGACAAGTCTATACGGTGTATCAACAGAAATAGTCTAGTCTAGGATCTCTTCAAAGGCACCTTAATTCGTGCCTTTTCTTTTGACCTCGCTAAATACTGAGTGCAAGAAGGACTTGCATTTACAATTTACGGAAAGGATCCGCTACTATGGCTTATGCAACTTTTGACGACCTCAAACAGGTTGAACCCACAATACAAGATTATGGCGTATTGGATTGGGATGTAGAACTAGCCCGTAGCGAAACTGAAATCAACCGTGTGCTCAAGGTCAGATGGTATCTAGCATATCAAAAAGCACACACCAGTCTAATCAATGTGGCCTTTGATGCCACACTACTTACTTCAACACAATTCACTCAGGCCACTGTGTATCACGCATTGGCCTATCACATTGCACCTAAACTAACTCAGTTCTCAGGTGCGGAACCAGACAAGTTCCAAGTCATGATGGACTACTACTCAAAGCGTTTTGAACACGAAATGGATCTTATACTCCGTGAAGGTGTTGAGTATGACATTGACAACAACAACACTTTGACACTAAGCGAAAGTGCTTCAGTCACTAGTCTAAGACTCAAACGATAATGGCACAGAATATACGCCAACAGGTAGCAGAAAGCATTGTAAAGGTGCTTAAGGAAATGACGGACCCACGCCCAGTGTTTGTGAGCCGCGAACCTGTTGTGATACAAGAAATGGCTATCACACAATTTCCTGCTGTATTTGTGCAGCCTACAGTAGAAGACAGAGAAACAATCACAATGGGTGCCCCGGGAGCGGGTCGTCGTATGGGCCGGATTGAGTATTCAATTCGTGCCTATGTGCGAGGCACAGAACTAGATCGTCAGCGTAATGATCTAATTGAAGCCATTGAAGAAGCACTAGACAGCGATAGGTATAGAGACTTAATTGCCAGTGGCGTGACTGATAGCCAAATAACAAGAGTGGAGATCATAGATCGACAACCACCGTTGGCAGAGTTTGTCATCACCTATGTTGTCACTTACAATTACCTAAGAGGAGCAGTATGAAGATAGAGCTTACAAAGAAAGGTATGACTAGATACTGTCAACCTCAAGAACTAGAAATGATGCAATCAGCAGGATGGGCTCAGGCCTCTGCATCACAAGAACAGGCAGGAGAAGAAATTATTCGTCTCAAGCCCCCGGTGAAGTCTAAGGCGACCGCAACAGCCGTAGAAGAAGCCAATATTAATATACAAGGAGACGAATAATGGCCATATTAACAGGAAACAACGGCGTTGTAAAATTAGACGCATCAGTAGGTGGTTCAGTAGCAACCATCGCATCAGTAAGAAACTTTTCAGTTGAACTCACAAGAGACACAATTGAAACAACCACAATGGGTGTTGATGTTAGAACATATCTAAATGGTTTGAGTTCTTGGAGTGGAAGTGCTGACATCTATTTTGATCCAGCAGCCTCTACAGGAACCATTGCCACTCACGCAGTTCTAAACCCAACCAGTGGCACAGTGGGTCAAGCAACACTGACCGTAGAATTATATCTTGCTGACACAGCAGGCAAGTTCTCAGGTGAAGTTATCATCACTGGCTTTACAGTCAACAGTTCAATGGACGGTATGGTAGAAGCATCTATCAGTTTCCAAGGTTCTGGTGCTTGCACATACACAGCCTAATTAGGAGACCACAATGGCTAATTTAACAGGAAACAATGGAGCACTTACCGTAAACGGTAATGCAGTGGCTTCAGTTCGCAACTTCTCAGTTGAAATGACTGAAGACACAATTGAAACAACAGTAATGGGCACAGATGTTAGAACTTATATTGGTGGACTAAGCCAATTCTCAGGTTCTGCAGATGTGTATTTTGATGCCGCTGACTTTGACACATACGAAACAACATTCAATCCAACATCAGGATTGGTTGGTGCCAGTGGTGTTGCAGTCAAGTTCTACATTCAAGAAAACTATTCATCTACAAGTGACTACGCATTCACAGGCAATGTGATTGTGACAGGCTATACAGTGAATTCATCATTTGATGGTATGGTTGAAGCCTCAATTTCCTTCCAAGGAACTGGCGCAACAACCTATTCAACTACTGCGGTATAATGAAAGTCACCTTTACTGGCTCTAGCACAATTACCAGCGACTTGAAGCGTGAGTTGAATCAATTCTTAACAGACTTGGGCAACACCACTCTACAAGAAGCTCGTGCCAAGACGCCAGTGAAGACGGGTAATGCTCGTTCTAAGTGGACCAAGACAGACACCAAGACAGCATTTGAAGTCACAAACAGGGTTCCTTACATTGAAAGACTAGAGGCAGGAGCGAGCCGTCAGGCGCCAAAAGGCATCATAGGACCTACTCTAACAGCAATTAAAGGAAAAACAAAATGAGTAAAGTATTAGACACAGCAACGGCGCACTTCCGTAATCAAATTTCAGGTGCAATGCAAGTGATTGATGTTCCTGAATGGGAAACAAAGGTCTATTATAAGTCAGCAGTCAGTCTCAAAGAAGAAGGCAAGATTCTAGAATTAAGCCAACAGGGCAAGACTGTGGAAGCATTGGTTGAAAGTCTTATTGTTCGTGCTCGTAATGAGGATGGCACCAAGATGTTCAACTTTGCAGACAAAGCCGCATTGTTAAATGAAGTTGATCCAAAAGTTCTTATCAAGGTAGTAGGTGAAATGAACCGCATTGTAGAAGAAGACCTTGGTGGAGATAGTGTAGCAAAAAACTAAAAGCGGACCCAGATCTCATGTTCGCCTATAGATTGGCAAAGGATTTGGGCCGCACAGTTGAGGAGATTCTCAGCATTACCACTTATGAATTTGCTGGTTGGGCACAATTCTACAAGATGGAAGCAGAGGAAATGAAGAAGCAGGCGAATAAAAGGAGCAGATAGTGGCTGTTATTAAAATTGATGGTGATGCCAGTGGTGCATTACGCAGTATATCGCAGATTGAAACGGCCCTTGGTGGCATTCAAAAGTCTGTTGCCGCAGCCACTAGAAGCCTAGGCAGTTTACAAAGTGCTCTAGGAGCCATTGCTGGCATAGCCGCAGGTGGTAGCCTAATGACATTCGTGGATGAACTGCAGAATATGCAGAACAAACTGCGTATCGCCACAGGCAGTCAAGAAGAGTTCAACAAGTCAATGGAGTATGTCAAAGCCATTGCTGACAAGACTGGACAGAGTCTTGCTTCTACTGGTGATCTCTATGCTTCAGTGGCTCGTAATGCTAAGACACTAGGCTACAATCAGGATCAGGTAGTCACTGTCACCAACGCTATGGCAACGGCTCTTAAAGCATCAGGTGCCAGTGCTCAAGGTTCAGCAAGTGTAATGTATCAGTTCAGCCAAATACTGGCCAAAGGCAAAGTAAATGGTGATGAATTCACAACCATTATGGAAAACTTGGGCGGTCCAGTTATGGATCTCGTTGCCAAGAACATGGGCTTGACTACTGGTGAGTTGCTGAAATTCAAAGAGAAAGGTCTAATTGGTGCTAAGGACTTTACAGATGCCTTAATCCGTTCAATGAGTGAACTAGATGGTATGGCTGGCAAGAGTTCACAAACCATTGGGCAAAGTATTCAGCGTATTCAAAACGCATTTGGCACAGCAGTTCTAGCCATTGACAATGCTTCAGGCATTGGAGCCACATTTGCAGACATTGCACAAAAGATTTCAGACAACGGTGAAAACCTAATACCAGTCATCAAGTTGATTGGTGTTGTTATGGCAGGCTTGGCAGTATTCTTTGCGCCTGTGGTTTCATTGTTTGTGGCAGGTGCTGCCGCTGCCTTATATTTTGCAGATGTGCTAGGACCTATCTTAAAGCCTGTGGTAGACTTAGTCACTGGGGCTCTTAGTTCATTAGGTCGTCAGTTGGTTGGTGTTGGTGCAGGCATGATGGCATTAATCCGTGGTGAGAATCCATTTACTGCCTACAACAAAGCACTAGATGAATTTGACAACAAGGCCAAGACACTGCCTAAAGCCACTGAAGGTGCTAAAAGTCTAGACAAGGCATTGCAAGGTGCCAAGACTACTACCACTGCTACTGCTGGTGCATTGAGTGGCATTGGCGACAAGTATAAAGAAATAATCAAAGACTTAACAGCGGAAGCAGCCTTAAAAGGTGAGACCAGCAAAGAACTAGACATACAAAAACAATTACTCACGGTGAACAAGCAGTTGGAGTATAGTCTCACACAAGAACAGAAAACACAACTTACTGTTCTTTATGAAAAGATACAGGCCACCAAGGATCAAATCTCTACCAATGAGATGCTGAACAAATTGCAGAGTGACACCAATGTTGCAAGAATACAGGATCTAGGTGTTCAACAGGTGACTAGCCAATTAGAAAATTATAGATTGAGTGTGGGCAAGCAGACTTATGAAGCCAACAAGGGCCGTGTGGCACTGGCTATACAAGAAAGCATACAGGTCAAAGCACTGAACGATTACACCCAACAATTGAAGTCAAGTCAAATTGAAATCAACACACTGGGCATCAAAGATCTAGATGTTCGTGAACAGACTCTGGCAGTAGAAAAAGAAAGATTGAAATTTGGCAGTCTATTCACTAGTGAAATGGAAAAGGCAGTTCGTGCCAATGTGCAAAACAATCAAGCACTCAAAGAAGCAGTGGCCTTAGAGAAACAAAGAGCACTTGCCGCTGGTGAAGCATTACCGCAGACTAAAGCAGATCAAATCAACACAGCCACTGGTGCAATGAGTCGTTTGGATCCAAGCCTACAGGCACAGCAAGACTACCTAACTGAAAAAGCCGCATTGGAAAATTCAGAAGTAATGTCAGCGGATCAAAAGAATCAAGTGTTGCAGAAGTTGGAATATGAACATCAACAGAAGATGAACGGTATTCGTTTATCAGCATTTGAAACACAATTAAAGATGGCTGGTGTCACTGATGCTACCATATTGAATGTGGCCAAGACCACAATGGAACAGAGTCAAATGGTTGTGCAGGGTGGTATCGTTGGTATCCAAGGTGGATTATCAATGTTGAGTGGCTTCCTAGAGCAAGCAGGCAAGAACAACAAGAAAGCCTTTGAAGCAC